CTCAGGGCGCTCCTGTCCGGCGACGGTGCGTGTTTTTTTCGGCGCGCGGGTTTCGGGCTTTTCAGGCTCTTTTTCAGGCTCAACAGCCTTTGTTTCTGCCGTTTCTTCGGCGCGCGGATTTTCTTGCTCTGTAAAGCCACTAATGATAGCTTGTGCATACTTTCTGCTTTCAACAGTGATGCCTTTGAAGCGTGATAATGAAAATCCTGATCCGTCAGGCTTTGACAAGACAAACTGATTCCCGCGCTTAGTTATTTGATTATATCCTTCACTTATGCGCTGATCTATCCACTCCCTCACGGATATAGTTTGATCATCTTTCTTAATCTGCGCTTTCTCAAGCTGCTTTCCGTAGAAATTAATATCACGAATCCTGACTTCCTCAATGTGAGCAGCATCACTTTCTTCGTCCAGTTCTGTGCGCTTGGCTTCATCAATGCCCAAAAATTTATCAACTGATTCCAATGTTCCTTTTTTGGTGCGCGGAAGCTTAATACCAGTTACCTCTGTAAAGCGCTTCCTTGAGATTGTGTTGTCGGTATTGCCAAGAATATCGCGCAATTTATGAGCTTTTTCTTCTATGTCTTGGTCCACCCTTTTCTCTACCATGGCTTTACGCTCTTGCAGATACTCTTCGTCCGTTTGTGGAACCGCAATTGCGGTGGGCGGTTCCGCAATTGCGGTGGGCGGTTCCGCAATTGCGGTGTCCTCCGTCGCTACCTCTGGCGGGGCCTCGGCAGGTAATGGCGCTTGTGGGGCCTTAACCTCTTCAGGCTGCGCCTCTACCTGCTCCTGCTTGTATTGAAGCGCCTTCTTCGTGTTCTTGTTCTTCAACCAGTCTTTAAGCTCTGGAACGGTCATTATCGTTACGCCGCCGACCCTACGCTCACCGAGGCCATCGCTGAAAGATTGATCATAGGAATCCATGGCTGTCTGGATATCGGGGTACGACATCAGGACTTTGTGCTCATCCAATTTGCCGGTAGTGAGGTCTATCTGATCAACGACATAGACCTCCTGCGCCGCGTGATCTCCGCCGATAAACACATCAACATGATCTCCATCAGCGCCTTCCGTGGCTTTAAAATATCCATAGTGCGCAGGCATTGTGACTTGCCACGTTTCGCCGTCGGAATCCTTGCCGCTTCTGATAGAGCCTTGGGGGTTTTCAATGCTGATTGGCAGGCCGTTGATAGATACTGCTCCTTTTTTAAAGTTTCCCGCTTCCTTCTGGCCGTCAGTTGGGTCCGTTTCCACATCGAGAGCCGCTTGCTCAACATCAATCGTTTTCGCAACTTCTTTATCCGGATACCTGTATTCAAGTTCAGCTTTTGCGTGCTTGGCTCTTTCGACATGCTTCCCGTTATAATGCTCCATAAGCTCTGTATCGCTCATGGTCGGCAGGGTTTCTTTGAACGTTGGCGGCTTCTCAGGAATGGCTTCCACAGGGGCTTGCGGAAATGGTACCGTGTCTTGTGGCACAGCTTTCTGCACAACGCCAACCTGCCCATCACTCTCAAAAATTGTCTGAGGGCTGTTGTTTTCATCAAATATGTGGATAACTCGCTCACCAGAAATATCCCTGACACTTTCCACTGTGCCTGTAACAATCTCGCCGTCCTGATTTACATGCTCAACAAAATCACCAGCATTGACTTCTTGTGCTGGCTCTGGTGCGGGCTCAGGCTCAGGTTGCGCCACCTGCTCAGGAAGCGTTGCCTCTTTCGTCTCTAATGCTGTAGCCAGATCGTCGCGTAACGGCCCTGTCGGCGCTTGAGGCTCAGGAGGTTGATCAAGGCCTGCCCCGTCCTCTGGAGGCTCTTCTTCCTGACCGCCGAGGAGCTTGTTTGCCGTGTGAGCCGCTCCGGTCTGTACTCCGACTGAAGTGAATGTTGAGATAAGCGTGTCTGCCATGTCGCTCGGAAGCTCTGCGAGATATTCCTTAAATGTCTTATCAGGGTTGAGGTATCCCCATTCAAAAAAACTCTGCACGATAGTTGCGACCTGCTCGCCAGGAACCTCCGCCACAAGCTGATTACCGATTGTTTTTAACAGGCCTGACCCTACCTTCAAATCACCAAGAAACCGCGCAATTGGTATCATTTCTGTAAGGACTTCCGTGCCTCCGGTAGCCACACCAAGTTTAAGCGCTGTCGTTGGATCTAGGCCTTTATCAAGCGCTTCACCAGCCGATGTTCCTGCTGTTATGATGCCCATTTGAGAAAGAGCTATGCCAGGATTCCCCGTTATAACCGAAGCTGCCAAGCCCGGCGCGTTCATTCCAACGGAGCGCATACCAGAGTAAATTCCTCTTTCAAGACGCCCGGCACCCTCATTTATATTTTCAGTGACATCGTTCGATACAGCGTTAATGCTTGTTCTAGCCCTATTCGCCATTTCCTGAACTGGCTTGAACGGATCAATACTGCCCTGGCCTCCAAGATTGTAAAGCAGCGCATCGGCAGGTTTCCCAATGTATTTTGAGCCAAGAGCCGCTGCCTCTTCCAAAACACCATAAGCGCCGCCTGTCGCGTCAAACGTAAGGCCTGTGGACGCGGCCAGGCCTGCACGCTTAGCTTTATCCACAACAACGTCAGTAGCCCGACTCATCAATCCCTTTGAAGGCTCAAATGCTCCGGCACCCTCAAGCGCTGCGTCGAAGAGATCGTTGTTTTTAGGGTTTGGATGCGTTAGCTGAAGACTTTGAAAGGCTGTGTCGAACAGGGCAGAAGCCTCATTGTTTTCTAGCATTACTGAACTCCTGCTGCGTTAATAAGTTGTAACGCCTGTTCTGGGCTCGCTCCTCTTTTCTGAAGTTCGCTAATAATTTGATCCGGTTGGAATCCCTGAAGCATTAATTGCTGCACGGCATACACGCCATTCTGTTGAGCCCCTTGCGGAGTAGGCGGCGGCGGGGCGGCTGGAGCAGGTTGGCCACCTGCTGCACCATAAATATCCTGATACGCCTGCTTACCTGACGTTATAGCGCCAGTAGCATCAAAGTTACCCATTGAAGCCCTTTGAGCATCGGAGACATAACCTTCAATGAATTTACCCTCAGTCGGGAAATCCTGCTTAGGTGCAGCGGCGGCAATTGGGTATCCTGATCGGTCATAGCGCGTTTGGCCTGGGGCAAGAGTAAAACTTTGATCTTTTGCCGCGCCGTGCGCAGCCGTATATTGCTGTCTTTTCACCCATGCGTCATACGAGCGCTGGTCCTGACTTAAAACAGGAACCTTCGCATTCGCCGCCATTCTTTTTTCCTGGCTTGTTCCAGGAGCGGACGCAAATGTCTTTGTCCACAATTCAGCAGACTTTGGATCGCTGGGGTGTCGATTTCCAGCCTCGGAAAGCGTGGACATATACCCTCTGTTTTCCAGCATACCGTCTGGGAACTGAATGCCATTTTTTTGTGAGAAAAACTTGGCCTCATCGAGAAAACCGCCGCCAGCCATTTCGATTGCCTGCAACATCTGGTTATCTTTGCGATCCGAGTCATCGCGCATCTTTTTATTATCAGCGTCACGGGCACCTTTAAGCTCATCGGACTTTTGCCGATATGCGTCTCTCGTAGGGTTAATTGATTTCGCTCCGTCTAAAAGCTGTATGGATGGCATTATGCAACCCCTTCAATTTTGTTGTATGTTTCATCACGATCTTTGCCGAAACTGCCCTTGATTTGATCGGCGATAACCGCGCCGATATCGCCGATGGCCTGCCCCTTAATTGCGCCCTTATTCGTGGCGGCATTGATAGCATTTTGCCCTGTATTCAACTGGCCTGTCGCTTGACTGATAAGGCCTCGTGAGGCCGACGCCCCACTATCAAGGTTTGATCTAGCGACATTATCCCCAGCATTAAAATATTGCCCTGAAAGATTCGATGCGGCTAGATCAGAACGATTACGGTTTTGTGAGAGATAACTATCACGAAGCCTGCCCTCGACGTCAGCGATTGTTTCCGACGTTGCCCTTGCTGATCCTCTCAGGCTCCCCCCTTGAAGCGCGTCGATTGTTTGCCTCCGCGCATCGACGAGGCCGCGCTCTTGCTCCGGCGTTAATGCCTCACCTCGGCCAATAACCTCTTGTATATGGGTCAGCCCCGGCGAGGCCTGCTGCTGCTGAACCTCGTAATTTCGCCTAGCCGTCTCAATTGCAGCCATTTCAGCCGCAGTCGCCTCACGGCGCGTTGCGTCGGCGCGCTGCTGTGATTGTAATGCGATGTTGGCGGCTTCATCCTGGGCGTCAGATGCCTTGTCCGCCCCCCATATCGTTGCGCCTGCGGCAATAACCGCAGGTGCCAAGTCTAAAGCAAAATCCCAAAATCCCATAGCACTTATCCTACCAATCCAGATGAAACGTCAGCCACTAACGGATTGCCACCCTGTTGTGGAGCCGCAGAGTTTATTGGCCCTTCTTGCCCGCCCTGCTGCACTGACCCGGATTGCTCAAATAACATTTGAAGCTCAGGCAAAAGTTTTGACAAAAGAGGTAATGTCTGCGGCGTAACGATTGATTCAAACGTCTGAATTTCTTCCTTACTCAGAGATTGAATGCGCGGCCATAAAATATCTAGAACACCCTGATTAAACTCACCTTGCTGCGGCTGTTGCTGCCCCGTCGCTGGCTGAGCAGGCGATTGAACACCGCTCTGTGGCATTTGTTGGTTATTAGCATAATCCATTGCTTTGTTCTCCTTGTAAGCTATTCTAGCAATTATCGCTTCATTAAGCCATCCGTCTATTAAAAGTTGGCGTACCTTGACCCGCTGTATGCGTTTCCGCTCAGAACATAACGATCTCTTCTCTGGCTCTGATTGGCCGCTGGGTTATCTTCGGGGGGCGCTTCTGGGGGCGCTGCGGGTGTCGTCGCGTCCGCTGATGGCGTTATGGCCGGTGCTGCGGATTCTTGCGCAGGTTTTTCCTCGTCTTGGCCTTGTCCTATTTTTCCGACGAGGGCCTGAGAAACACCTGAAAGTCCTGATGTGAAAGCCGACGTTGGTTTCCCAGCGTCTATTCCAATGTTTCCGGCAATTGACTCGCCATAACCACCAGTAACCCCGCCTACCGCCGCTCCCTTCAGAGCGCCGCTTGCATCACCTTCCCTTAAATATCCCTGTAATCCTCCCTTAACAGCGCCCTTCAAAGCAGAGGACGGAGCAAAGCTTATTCCGGGCGAGGTAATTGCGGCGGAAAATCCTGCTGGCGATGTTGTCGGAGCCGCGAGCAAAGCCTCTGAGATAGGCCCGATATATCCTGCTGCGCCTGCTGCGCCTGCTGCGCCTGCACCTGCTCCTGCCGCCGCACCTGCGGTGAGTTGTGTCGCCGAAAATCCCGCCGAAGAAAACGCAGGCGCGGCAAGCAACGCTTCAGATGTTGGAACGCCTGCGCCCACGGCCGCACCAAAGGCACCAGGAGCAAGTGCCGCAGCCCCTAATGCCGCCCCTATCGTTCCAATAGCTATTGGTACGGCCAACTTTATTGCTTTTCCATAGAATGGCTGATTTGCTTTAGCATCCGCCTGCGCCTTTGCGCCAATTTTGTTGCTTAAATCACCAGGGTCGCCGCCTCCATGCTCATAAGCTGCAAATCCATACCCACGAGCGTCCTCTCCAGTTGGTGCGGCTACAGTTAGGCCTCTAAGACCTTCTGAGCTTTCATATTGGTTGGTAAATGGTGCAGAGTATTGCTCCCAACTCTGTTTTATTACATCCAAAACTCCTTGAGGCACATTCTTATCGCCCCTATTAAACTTAGCTACAGCATCCAGATAGTTCTTTTTCGATGACCAGTATTGCCACTGTTTTTTAGCAGAGTCGTATTCTGTAGTGCCCTGCTGTAGATTAAGTTTCTGCTTATTCGCACGGTCTGAATTTACCAGCGCGTTATAATAATTTTGATCAAGGTTAATATTACCTACGTTCGTGACTAGCTGACCGTCTTTGACTGAAGCAACATAACTGCTCATTTTTTAGTCCCCACTCTTCTGAAAGGTGTGTTGTTATTCATTTATGTATCCAATACCCTTATAAGCTGCCAGTCAAATGTTACCGATGTTCCCGCGCCTGGGGCGTCCGCAACAGTAAACGAAAACGTCTCTGTCCCGTATGTCTTTGACGATACAACCAGAGAGGCCGTCAGCGGAGATCCTGTTATTGACTTTGCTTGAATCATTATAACATAGTCCGTATCCTTTTGCTCAACATCAAAAGTCACCGTCGATCCCGTATCTGTGTTGCTTACCGTGGCCGTCCCGGAAACCATTGTGGTGGACACTTCCTGCAACGCGGCAACGCCGGACGTATTCGCATCGACTAGCTCATCCTTAATGGCTGTTGTGTACGCTATCAGCGATACAATGACCTGATACGTGCTATAAAACCAATCAAGAAGCACGGGGAAATCCTGATTAAGATCGCCGGTGGATCTGGGGGGCTCCTCAAGAACTCTTGGAGCGTCGGGGACTGTCATTATCGTTTCACCTTATCAACATCCAATTGAAGACGCCTGATTTCAAAAGGGCAATCATCCGTTACGGACATTTCGAACTGAAAGGTATCGGCTATTCCCTGTGCGCCAAATTCAATAATCATATTATTATCCCCAGTTTTACCCAGATTCCGGTATTGCATTGTTCCGAAGCCTTTTTGATCAGGGTTCGTTCTAAACATAATTTTAGGGTTAAACGTATACGACCCCACTCCGCGCTTGATGGTTATTCTGACCTTGTTTATCCTGATTGTGCCAAGGCTATCGAAATGCGATGTCTTCATGTACGCACGCTGCACCTCGCCATCATTTTGATATGTGTCGTTTGATAGCTCGTAAATCTTACCCTTACCTCCGACAAAGGTTTTATTCCACATGTGGAATATTGATCTACCCGGCCATAGATCGGGAACGCCGAGCGCGTCATTCCAGCCAAATATCTCAAACCACTGATTGCGTCGTATATCCAGAACGGCAGTAAAGCCCTTTGTTCCGTAAGAATTTTCAGCATCAGGTGATTGAAATATGATAAACTTCTGACCCTTAGCGAATAGCTGATATGCCCATGCGTTGTTCAGGCTACTCAGATTCGCAAAAGAATATCTCTCCTCAATCTCTTTGCCTATATCATCTGAAACGCTTCTTGTGGTCTGCCCTGTAAGCCTGACAAACTCAAGCCTCTCGTTAAGACCCCACACACTGTTGTCAGCGTAACAAAGCGTCCCCGGCTCAGATATACCGTCACTAATCGACCACCGCCTGAAGAAAGGTACTTGGCCGCCTATATAGCGTTCGTACTGCTCAATGCTCTCCTCACCGCTGAAAAGAGTTTCATTGTAGGGTGTGACGAGCATAGCGTTGATATTATCTGGGTTTGAGTCGACGCCGAATGTGTTTATTCCCGGCCATGACTGAAAATTATTCAGGTCTGAGTGTTGAAATCTACCGCTGCCCTTCTCGACGGCAAGCGCGTAACCGTCAACAAATCCAACGAATGACGACAGTGGCGCGTCCGGGCTTAGAACTGAGTTTTTCTCACCGTCATAATTTATTATTTGACGGCCTGCCGCCATCATTAGCCCGTCACGCGACCTTGCGAAAGACACTCTATCCCCGCCAAGAACCGACGGGCCCTCGACCTCCGTCTTATCGCCCGCAGTATTAATGCGGAATGTTCTGCCATCAGACCCAACAGCCATCATGTCGTTACCGTTGCGATTTATATACATATCGCCGTCACTGTCGAAATCGACAAATTGCTTCAGTCCTGGAAACTTTGAAAGTCCGCTGGATTCCGTAACAAAACAATTTTCAAGTGCCGTGAAAGTGGCCGTTAGCGCATCCTCATCTACATTCTTGAAGAGTTTCTTGTCCAGCTTTATATCAACAAGCTGCCCCATTATGTCGCCACCACATCTATATGCACTGACCATTCAACCGTTTGTGAGGCCGCTCCTGTAACGCGGAATTCAATATCGCTTCCGCCGGATATAACAAAGAGCGCCGCCCATGCAGAATTCGTTTCGTAGTCTGTTCTCAGGGAAACATTACCAACACTATCGAGCGCAACATTAACCGCAGTCAGCGTGCCGTTGGAGGTTGCGCTTCCGGGAGATCCGTTATCATCAACGATAGTTTCGTTGTTCTCGAATGCACCGGAGATGTCTGTGAGCGTCAAAGTACCAGTGGCCCCGCTATCAGAATCAGCCTGTATTCTGGCCGTTGCGCCACTTGTGCTTCCGGTTAAAAGGGCACCAGCCGTAAAGTTTGCTGTCTGACCATCATAATTTAGGGATGATCCGGGACGGACAGCACCACATCCGACATGATACATAGCATTTTGAACGACATTTCGTCCCTTGGCTGTTACTTTTGCGACAAGATACGCAAGCTGGCCAGGATGCATGGTCATTGTCCACGCTGTTGTGACTGTCGCGTCCGTCGTAATGCCAAATGACGCACCATTCTGAGTAGTGCTTTCACGCAGCAGTTTTGTGGTTTCTCCTGAAATCGTAACCGATGAGTCCTCAAAGCAATTGCGCACAATCAAGAAATTATCTAGCGTTGTCGTAAGTGTGAAATCAACGCCCTCAATCTTCATGTTTTCCAATATTACATTATTGCATCGACCTGTTACCTCGAACTCGCCGCCATTCATTCTGCCGCCATGGAACAGGACGTTTATTACCTTGTTATTATCCTCAGTTGCGGGAGTCAGCGGGTCGCTATCATCCTGAATATTCACGTTCTTTGTGTTGCCTTTAAACCAAACGCCTTCGGTGTGGATAGATTGAGCGCCGTTGATATCCAGAGCGGTTCCCGTATTGCTCTCAAATCCTACGCCGTGGAAGGTGATGTTGTGGCAAATAGCGTCCTCATAGGAAATAGAAACGCCGATGGTTGAAGCGACGCTCACGAGCCCGCCTGTCCATATCATGTCCTCAAACAAATCTCCGCCGCCGCTATCCCCTGCGTCTGTGTCGCCGTGGAGCTTTGCGCCTATAGCGGTATTCTCAATTGAAAAATCATTCCAGATATGGCCCTTACCGCCAAGGAAGTGAACACCGACATTAAACCTGCGGATAATCACGGAATCGAAAATTATCTCATCCTTCCCAACCGATTTCACGCCGACTGAAGATGCTGTCAGGCTGTTTCCGTCAAGGGTAAGGTCGCTGAAGCCTGCGCGATCCCCGGTGATTGTAAAGCTGGTGTCACCAAGGATGCTCTCAAGAACTGTGGACTCACGGCCCTGTCCTCGAATTATAACGCCTTCCGGCAACGAGAAACTATTTACCTTGTATGTCCCGGCTGGAACAATTACTTGACCACCGCTTGAAAGCGCGGCAATGGCTAAGACCATCGTTGCGTTGTTATCGGCGGCAACACCGCCAGCGCCCGCAACGAACACCCCATATGTGGCGACTTCTACGGATAAATTTGAATATTTAGCAAGCGTCAGGTCATAACTCGACCTTGTTGGCTTGATGGTTGCGGCGCTGATATCCTCACCGGAGAAATCGGCCAGTGGCGCTCTCACGATGCCTGAGCTCTCTATACCGTCAATTGAGGTGTAATATGACGAGGCTGTGTAGAGAGGCGCAGCAAACTTTCCGTAGCTCGTCCCGTCCGCCGCCACCTTCGCAGAAAGTGTCTGAGGGTTGGAAGCCGCTACAGTCAGGGCCTCGTCGGTGTATAGAGACGCAAGAGTGGAAGTGCCCGCAATATAAACACTGACCTCGGCCCCTCCGTAACCAGGCCGCCATAAATCAAATTCTGCAATACGTTGTGCCATTATTATTCCCTTTCAATTACTTTGCTGCCCAGCCTGTATTAGTCGAAACGCCAGATTCTTTCACGTAGAGTGTAGTTCCGGCCCCGCCATCTGTCCTAGAATATAAATCACCGATGCTGCCTATTACGCTGCCCTCTGGCGTCCCTGTGCCTTTTAGAACGGCAGGCGCACTGATTACCCCAGTATCGTGGTCAGGCGTGTTCCCAAGCCCTGTAACCACCGCGATAACGTCTTCCTCATTATAGACCGGCGCAGTAAATTTTCCTGAAGAGTCCAGCGTTTGAGGGTTTGCGGCTTCATCTGAGGCGGTCAGGGTGGTGTAAAGCGTTGCCAATGTGGTCGTCTTAGCTCCTTCCGATACAGTATAGAATGATACAACCGCGTTCACATAAAGGTTATTCGATGTTGAGAAATCTTGAATTGCTGTTCTTGAATGTGACATAATTACTCCTGTGAATATTGATAAATAGCGCTGATGTCACTATCACTTACATACAAAATACTTCCGTCAGCGCTAAACGCTAAAGAATAGGTGACTTCTGCTTGTGCTCCTACTGAAACCGAAACTGAATCATATGATGCCGTTGATATGTCCCATGGCGTGCTTAGTGTGTATTGAAAAACGGTATTGCTGAAAATCCCCAATACGAACAATTTATTTCCAGATGAACTCAAGGCAAAAGCCTCTAAAACACTCTCCTGCGATGTAACTGAAAAGGATTTACTGGCATACGTCGCTGTGGAGGCGTCCCATGGGTTCGAAAGCGTATATTGAAAAATAGTGTCAGGTCCGTGGTCAGAAACATAACCCTTCGTCCCATCGTCACTAAAAAATAAGCCGGGGTTTCCGACGATCTGAGCGCTAGTAGAAAAAGATTTGCTGTCGTAAGAGGCTGTCGATAAATCCCAAGGAGTCGACATAGTGTATTGAAAGACATCCTGCGTGTTATTGTCCACCACGAATATCTTTGTGCCGTCTTTTTTCAGATATATGTCTTCAGGTGTCGATGACTGACTGCTTACTGTCAATGATTTGGACGCATAAACGGCAGTCGAAACATCCCAGGAGGTTGAAAGAGTGTACTGATCTATGGATGTTGGTGAGTGTATGCTCAAAACATACATTGTTGTTCCGTCAGATTTAAACGCTAACCCCTTTGGGCCGCCCTTGCCAGACGACAAAGATATGGATTTGCTGGCATAGGTAAAGTCTTTTATAGACCAGAGAGGGTCACTCGCCGCCATCCCTAAATGTGAAGATCCGAAAAGCATTACACCACCCCATTTATAAGCGCTGCCGTGATAGAGGCCGCAACCATCGTATGAGTTCCGCTCTGTGATCCTGATGTGGTTATACGTGTCCCCGCCGCCGCATTCACAAGGCTGGTCGCAAGAGAGAATGAGTTCGCATTAATCTCTGTCACAAAATACGTTGTTGACGCCACTAATCCTGTTGGAAGTGCGCCAGTGGTAGTTAACCGGACCTTCTGACCAACCTTATACCCATGAGCAGTAAGCGACACGACGCCTGGGGTTGCTATGGTGATTGTGACAGTATCGGATGAATAAACCTGAACATCGTAATAAAGTGCGTCCTTTGAGGCCCCTGCTGTTGTCAATGTCGGAACCGTTCCTCCGGCGAACTGCCATCCCCATGCGTAGGCCAGCGTGCGCGAGCCTGTCGCATCCTGATAAATATCAATAGAGCCTGACTGACCGGCCACCAAATTCGTTGGAACGGCAAGGGTTCTATTGCCAGCGAGTTGGATATAGTAATTATTGGCCAGTGAGAAATCAGGCGTGATCGTCGCTCCGTCCGTGAGCTCAACAGGTACACCGCGCTGGGCCTTCGTATAACCCTGAGCAACATCTGTTTTCGCCGTATCGGCGTCATAGGCCTGCACATCCACACCAACCTCTACGCTGAGGTTCTGTGTGGCCGTTGTGACGTTATCCACGTCACTCAGGTTGTTTGACGCCAACATATCGCCTGATCCTGCCCCTGACGCCCCCACGTCGCCTGTGCGCGTGAAATGGACAATGATATTATCATCGGCGGAGAATGTTCCTGAGCTATCGAGGTGCGCGATGGTTAATTGCAGCCATGATGTATTATCCGTGACGCTCCCGGTGATATTGAAGGTTGAGAAAATCTCAGTCTGTCCCTCAACTCTGAAAATAAGCTGGCCCTTAACTGTTGATCCGCTATCGTCCCACGTCTTAATAAAATCTGATATATCAGGATTTCCAGTGTCTATCGTCGAATTACTAAACGCTACAGACGTTATGCTGGCTACGGTTGCGTTATTAAATCTCATATCTCCGGTGCCCGGATCTGCCATTGAGGTGGCGGTGTCGAAATTAAATCTTACCCCGCCCGCCTGCACTTCTGAAGATGTTACGGCGGATGCTGCGGATGCTGTCGCAGATGCAGCGGCGGCGGTTGCTGAGGCGGATACGGCAGAAACATTTACCTGAGAAGAGGTGTACGGCAGAGGGTACGCCAAAGGATTCGGCGTAATCTTACGGACCGCCCTCTCAGCCGTGAGGGTAATATTTGAAATCTCGGCTACAACATCGGTGTCCACATAAACAGTGTTCCTAAGCTTGCCGTCCGCATCAAGGGTTTGCGGGTTTGATCTAGCGTCCGATCCTGTCTCCGCCTGATACAGCGTCGCAAGCGTGCCGGTTGAGGCCCCGTTTTCGTCAGCCTCATATACAGCGACACTTGCGTTCGCAAATGTTTTTTGAATAACCCCAAATTCCGCAACCGCTGCTCTAGCCATTATCTGTTCCTATATCTGCTGTTATAGCCCCTACCATTTGAATACCATCCGGCGGCAACTTCTTCCTTGTCGTGGTACGTAATTGACCCATGGCCATAAGCATCCGTCACTGGGGGCTGGCCTGAATTGTTTTTTCCGTCACGAGCCAATAGCAGTGTTTCAAGCTTCTCAGCGGCTTTTTCCAGCCTATCTAGTTCCCCGCTCGCTATCTTTCTGACCGGGCCAGATCCAATCTCATAGGCCGTGCGCTTCGTAATCCATAAATACCATGACGGGCGCAGCGCAAGATCGGTATCTGCATTGCCAGTTTCGTCAATCGCTTCGTGGTATGTTTGTATTCTTATTCTTAGTATCTGCCCTGCGTCCTGATTGGACTGAACAGGCATTGGAAACACCTTCAAAACCGGCTTGGCGTCTCTCGTAACTATAACGCGTCGTGGATCGCCGGTGTCTGTCAGATCTTCCTTCAACTCATCGTTTTCGTACATCATATCCAGGGGCTCAGGATCGCCGCCCGAATCAACCAAAGAAACCCCGAATACATGCTGAGTTCCAGCCGCATCATCATAATCAGAAAGTAGGTAATTACCAACACCGGCCTCTACGGGGATATCGACAAGCCGCCAAAACCCGGCCAATGGCCTTACGCCGGACTGAGAATTAAGGATCATCTCAAGCCATTGAAGGGTTACTCTAAGCTCCCCGTCATCGGCCTGCGATTGAGATGCAGGAAACGCCCCGATGGTTCTCAGGGCGTTCTCTGCTACTTTTTTTGCCGTTTGATACGTAGGCAATTACACCTCCGCATCGTCAACGCTTATTTCCTCTGGATTAACTTCCTCAGGCTCCGCCGCAGGATCTTCGGGCGTTTCCTCGGCAGGTGTCTCAGGATTTTCCTCAAGCGCGGGCTCAGGCTCTTCTTTAACCTCTTCCGGCGCAGCTTCCAGCTCTTCAGTGGCCTCCTCTGGCTCAGGCTCGACATCAAACTCTTCCGCTTCTTCAGGCTCAAGGTCTTCATTGAGATCAGGAATCGCGTTGTTTTTCAGAAATTCGATTACGACATCTTTTTCAGCGTCAGAAGTCAAGAACCGCTCACCACCGACAAGGCCAGCCGCTCGTATTTTTAAAGCAGTGTCCGTGAGCTCGTCATATTTGGCAACAATCTCATCTGCGGCAATCCTGATACGAATGGTTTCATCTGTTTTCGGGGGGGCGACAATTTCTGTGGAGGTTCCGGGCTCGAATAATCGAAATCCTGGCTGATTGAATTTTATACCTACGCTATATGGCAGTACGGTTTCTTCGCCAAGTTTGAAAATAATCCTTTTTATCTCACCGTCTACGACCACATCATGGGCTCGTTCCGGGGATTCTGCGGTAACGCTTGAGTCAACAACACGCACCAATTGTTCAGCTTTAGTCATTTTTTTTCCTTCCAGTCTAATTCTCGATATGCGCCGGGACGGACATCCGCCCCGGCTTAATATCACTTAGCTTACAAGCTGGCGATTGGCAATTGAACAGGAATCTTTAAAAACCCTGTTGCCGTGTCTGTGCCAGCCGTTAGAGTGTAGCAAACAGATACAACACCTGCGGCAGTAACAAGACCACCAGCGGCTACGGTTGTCGCGGAGACAGTCACGGCATTTGCCAAACTTAACCCAGCAATAATACCATTGGGATCACCACTTTCGCTGGTCAGAGTGCCAACATCAATCGTTTCTGTTGCATCAAGCGTTGTTACATCAACGGCTGTAGCTTCAGGAAGAACAATTGAATTTACAGGAAGGTCAAAGCCTGTATCAGTCTCAGCGGCGGCGGATGTATCAGCGATATCAAACGGGATAACCATCATCGTATCTGCTCTACCCGTATCAACATAAATAGTATTCGGCCCTGATGCAGCGATACCCTTAACAACAACAAAATGTCCGGAACCAGACTGAATGTATAGATCAACACTTGCAACTGAGTCGGCAACATAGAAATCAAGAGATCCGCTAACCAAAGCAGAAGGGTTTGATGCTGAAGCACCGGCAGCGTCGAGAAGAGCCGCTTTTGCTGAGGAGCCTGCTGTAGCGACGTATACAACGCCGCCTGTATTAATGATGCTTTTGCGTGTTACCGCATCAGCAAGTTGAATGTAATAATGTCTCATCGTCTATTCTCCTTAAAAATTGTTTCAGTAAAGGGGGAGCCGCATTATCACGGCTACCCCTGATTATTTACTGTGCCGCTGCTGTCTTCACAGCTACAACGCCATAATCCTCAGATGAGGTTGAGCTAGCCAAAGGCTTGTACTGAGGCTTTAAGATACCGCACATTTGCTGATAACCGATACCGGGCTTGCGTCCGTAATCGTTTTGATCAGCTTCGGTCCATTCACCGCCGCCGAGAGTCGTGAAGCCCATAGCCCCTGCGCCCATCAAGGTAGACTGAGCTCCCTCAACAGTTCCGCCGGAACCCCATTTAGAGCTAGATCCAAGGCCAGTTGTATTAATGACCTTTCTGTGCTCGTAAAGGATCAGACCATCAACCACGGCCAGCGCGTTATTAAATAGAGGATTTTTAGACCCAGTCTCGCCAGCACGACTTACGATTGTCTGGTATGTGGAGTCCAGAACCAAGTCACGACGCTGCTCAGGGCTCATGACCATCGCGTAGTATTCCTTGCCACCTTGACGGATGGGGCGGATACCTTGGCGACGAGCAAAAGTCTTTGCGGCGACACATGTTGTCCAAGACATTTTATCAGAAGCGGTTAGCGTCGCTTCTGACGTGGCTGAACCTGCATACTTGATCCGGTTCGTGCTTGATGGTGTAACGTCAGCAGCGAAAGCAAGCTGTGGAAGCTGGCTGGCTGTACGAGTGGAAAGATCAGTTTTTAGTGTGTATGCGCGACCTGCGGCAGTCAGGAACATAAGCTCATCAATCTTGTCCGGGAGCCAGAATGCAAGTTTATCCTTTCCCTGCTCGCGGAAGCGAATGACTGTAGATTGTTCTGACATTTGGCCCTTAGATTTAACGGCATTGGCCAGGCAATCAATTGTGAGTGTCTGGGCGTCGTTTACCATTGCTTCTTCGTTACCCGTCAGTTCATTGTCACCTACAATACCATCACCCTCAAGATCGTTAACAAGCTGCATCACGCACTCAAGGCCGCGTGTGGTTTTTGTCAGGTCTGTAACCCGGTGGATTGGTGTATTGAGGTTTGTGCCAATAAAGCCATTGCTCATCCAGAATGAATCATCCCGGAATTGTAGCCAAAGCTTACCAGCCCAAACTTTCTTTTGTGCGGCGGTTAATGCGCCAAAGTCTGTAGCACTCATGATCAGTTCTCCTATTTTCTAGAGAGCAACTGAAAAACCACCATTGGTTTGTCAGAACCCTCTATCGGTTTCCTAAACCACCGACGGCTTTCTGGACAATCTGTGGCGCTGATAACATTAAGTCTGCTATTTGATCTTGGTCCATCGCTTCAATGTCGGCCTCGGTCAAATCTGCTGTCTTATCAGAAACACTGCCCGGCAGTCCCGGTGGCTGTTTTTCTGCCAGATCAAGCTTATCTGCGCGGTTTTGCGCGGTTTCGGAAAGCTTACCCGGCTCACTCTTCTGACTGGCGCTCTCAAAAGTCTTACCTGTGTATTTCGGTCCGTATTTGTCGGTTAAAGACGCTCTTTCTTGTACGAGCGCTAAGCGGGAATCAACTGTGCCATCATTGGGGTTGATCCCCTTTTCTGCCAGTGACGCCATCGCTTCGTTGTTAATTTCCTGCCAAACACCATCTCTGATACCGGCTGGAAGATTATCAATCTCTGCAACATACGGGTGCTTTTCCTGAATTTTAACGGCTTCCTGCTCAACCCTAAGCTGATTATTGTTTTCAGATAGGGTATCGCTAGTCGCTTTTTCCGCCTTCTCGATCCTCTCATTAAGCTGAGCTTGACTCTGCTCGCGCCTGAGATCGTCTTGCTGGCGAATGCTCCTGTCCAGTTCAATCCTTTGCTTTTCAAAATCTACGAGAGTAATATCTCCATCCTCGTATTTCTGTGCCGCTTCCATTTTATCGGATTCAGCTTTAGCAATTAGTTCTTCGTGGGTAGGCGCATTAGGTTCAGCTTGCGTCTTACCGTCCTCGACAGCGGAAGTCCCGCCATTGAGCATTTCAGTCTGAGTATCCACAATTCCTTGCGTATAATTCAGAGCTTCTTTAAAACGGTCACGCTCCGATAATACTTGATCAAGCCGCGCTTTGGGGATCATTGGAGTTGTTTTATCTGCGGCGTCTGCTTTTACGTCTGTCGGCTCCGGCTCTTTTTCTGGCTCCTTGACTTCTCCTGCCTTGTTACCTTCGTCTGTGTCTGCTTCTGCTGCGGCAATCTCCGCCTCTGCTGCTTTCATCTCCGCGATCATAGGATCATCATCAATTGCTTCAGCTTCGGGTTCGTTCCCTTCGGCAATAATAGTGGTGTCTTCAGCTTGGTCTTCGGTAGTACCTTCAACATTATCAGTCATAGTTTTGTCCTTTTCGCAGACTAGCGGTAAGCGTCCGAAACCCGACGACGGCACATACATTGACGCCTGTATGTAGGCTGATAACGCCCTATTATCCCCGGCGGCGGGAGGGGTATTAAAAATGCAAAAAGCCGCCTCGCATTTCTGCGAAAGCGGCTTGGTCATTCCAATACCTTAAGATAATGATGTCACAGAGGGATATTTAAGTCAACTGTTCTGGTTTCTCTGTCTGTTCTGTCTTGATGCAGTGAAGCTGTCCTGCCTGGAACACGAGCGTTATAGATCCGTAGAACTTCGGATTTATCCGTTCCATGATTTTCGTGATCGCCCACTGAAGCTTTATGTCCATGCGTCGAGTGTACCAAAAGTATAATAATAACTGAAATTAAAAAAATATTAGGTCTTATTAATAGTTTTACATTTGGATATTCGTTCTGTAATGTGGGTTCATTATAAACCCTAAAAGGAAACGGGTATGGTAGCCGACCACCACGGGATATCAACATTAGGGATGTGTATCGTTCCGATTGATAAGCAGCAGCTTTAGAAAAGATAAGAACAAAACAGAAGAGTAAAGATAATGGGCGACGCAACAGAACGATTGAAATGGAAGCCACATCACAAGGACATAGTGCGTAGACGCGCACGAAATAAGGAAATGATCCAGCTAGCCAAGGAAGCCTGCGAGAGACAGCATGGATGGTCTGACATTGGTGGAGGTTATGTGATTGTTGACACGAATAAATTTGAGGTAAAACAAAGATGAGTAAAGAACAGAAGACTGCGGCGCTTGATGAAATGCCGCCAAAGGGTAAAGGCTCGGCAGATTACATACACGAATGGTACACAAACCATTGGGATACAATCAAAGCCGCCCTGTCCGAGATTGGGCCGGTGGGGGATGATGATGTGATTATGGCTAAATTAAAATTGGCCGATCTGATGAAGAAAACGTCAGGCGCGGACTTTCTTGATTTTAACGATGCGTTGCAAACCCTCGACAAAGCCCTAAAGCCCGCCCCGGTAGCTACGGATGAAACCACAAGCAAAGCGAACAACCACGAAACAGAAGGAGAATAGGGATGATGGCCAAGGGATTTAAAGCTCCAGGCAGACTTAAACTCAAAATATCCATCGGGTTTGATCCTGATGTATTCGACGAGATCACTGAGTTGGCAGAAATTAACCGTGTGACCTTCAACGAGCAGGTGAGAATACTTGTGGAGTGGGGCATCGAAATGAAGGATTGGAAAGAATGAGTAAGCAAGCAGTTTTAATATGTGTTTTAATAGCCGTATCGGCGTTCCAAGCGGGCTTTCTAACAAAATGCTATTGGGATTACGTGCGGGGCCCTGTGGCAATGATCACACCGAGCGAAATAACAAGCATGATGGATAGTTATACAATATTTGAGGAGGGCAAAAAGTGAAGCCGATATATATTTTCGACATAGACGGAACAATATCTCTGAATGAACATAGGCAGCACCTTGTACAGCGCCCAAAACCGAAATGGGACGCGCATTTTCCTTTATATCGTGATTAACCCAGCGCCTCAAGCGCCGCCTTCTTCGTCTGACCGTCTTTCAAAAACATATCGCTCTTAATCGACTTCTTGCCGTACTCTTCGTTCCACGTGCTATACGCCTGAGCGCAACGATTGGTGTAGTATTCATGGCCGTTTGCGAAGATTTTAATAGCTGGCTCGTCTGTGTCGTAGACAATATGTGGATCTGCGTCTTCATCAAGCCATATCATCACCATGCGGCCCCAGCAATTATCTCCATCGGTGCGTATTACGTTTCCAGTGGCCGGTGGGTGCGTCCAACCTACTAACCATACGCCATCATGCCCCTCATGCCTCTGAAGGCTCTCACGGAGCTTCCTAGCGAATTCCTGCTGCACTCCATGGGGCGGTATGTCGAAAGGGCTCTCGATAAAGTTAGCCAGGACGACATTACCGAGCATAGTTTCGGCTTCTGGTGCGACAAACCAATATTGAATTTTAGAGGGGAATCCATTGCTGCTCTCAAACCCGGCCTCGGTGAACAGGCTCTTGCGGATTACGGGGCTTTCCCAGATGTTATTTGGAAGTGTCATTTAAGGCCGTTCAAGACTATTTCACCAATAAGCTGCTCGACTACAACTATCTTGCTCATGATACGAATTTCTCCGGCGTGCCCGCTGCTGGTCCGACAGGCATTGATCCCGCTCCCCCTGCTGATGCGCCCTCAGTTCCCGGTGGTGTCATTGCCGAGGCCCGCATTAATCCCTTCTTCCAGTCTTCCTTGCGCGGCATGGATGTCTGGTCAATAATAAGCTCAGGCGATGTCTGGACAAGCGCCTCACCCACTGGTCCAAGCTTCTCAAGCAACATCATCATTTCTTCGAACTGTGCTTGTTTGAATGTCGCGCTGATCGGTGTCTCGTCGATCACAACCGAGTAGTTGCCCACGGTGATGTCGTTCAGGCGCTCAAATGAGTTCGTTCCGGTCTGCTGTTTCTTGTTGATCTCATGCGTAACGAGATTACTGTCCTCGCCAACGATCCGGTAAACGCGAGACTCTGTGTAATGCTTCTGCATTATCTCAAGGCCTTTTTTGCCTAAAAGCTTCTTAGAGCGCTGGAAGTTATCCTGATAAAGCTGGATGGATAGAACAGCTTGGCGCTGCCTTGCCTCGATAGCTCTGCCGCTCTGCACACGGTCAATCTGTCCCATCGCGCTCTCATTGATGCCGCTAATCTGGTTCAGATCGTCTGTGGACTTCTGCTCAAGACGATCAAGCCCTTGTGGATATCCGCCGGGCTCAATGCGTTTTGGTGCTTCTGAGTTCTGAGCATTACGCTTCCATTTAACATTGATGCCAGGCGCAGACCCGTAACTGCGCAGGTTCTCTTCTTGATCGGGGTCAAGAGCAGATTCCTCGTAGATCCAACCTGAGTTTGCGTTTCTGTTGAGGATGTCGGAGATCACAGAGCGCTTTTTGTTGATTTCCATTTGCGGATCAATCAGATCGTCGATCATACCGCGCGTCTTACCGCGTCTGAAATAAGGGAAGAAACCGACTTTGGTGTAGGAATCATATGGGGACCAGCCATCGTAAATGAGGATATCTCCGGCTGACACGCTCCAACGCACGCGCTTGACTGGGCGGTTCACTATTTTGAGGGGGTTGCCGACCTTCTCCGCATATTCGAGGGATTTATCAATCTTATGGTGGTTTTCAGGTTTAAGCCACTCGTCCGGTATTGGCTCCTTATCCCCGGTTTCCAAATCAATGAAGCATGGCTTTACGCTTGTGACTTTGTACTGGGAATCGAGCAGCCTTACACGCTTAGCCTGACGATCCACGAAATCGGTATGATAAACATCGGCCCAATTGCCCATAGCCTTATCATCCGCGTACTTCCCGAAGAACCGCTCTGGGGACACGTCTTGCTCGCCAAGGAAATGTAAGAGTGATGATTGATATCCGCCTGAATTCATATCCTCAACTGCGCGCCCGGCCTCAGGTCCGTAAAGCGAGGCGATGGAGTCAATGTCAGTCCACACACTATCCTGGATATAGGCCGCTGAGTTCTCAAGGTCATATGTGCTGGCGTCCGGGTCGATATACGTTGAGAATGGGTCGCTGTTTACTACCCTCATCTCACCTAAATCATTATTCTCAAAATCAAGACGCTTATCCCAGAAGCCTCGCCCGGTGGTAATTCCATCTGCGAAAACCTCGGAATCAATGTACTTCAAATCCATCCTACCCGCTTCGGACTTGTAAACGGCGGAAAGAAGTTCTCCCATGTCTTGTGTTGATTGCGCGTCATTGGTTGGCTGATAATTAACATCGAGCCGATTCGAGGATTGATAGCCCATAACCAACCGGAACAATGGCGCAATCTTGTTGATGGTAAGGGCGTTGCGCTGTATCTCGCGCATTGCGGCCTTTTGCTCTTCGGTCCACTGATCTCCCTCAAGAAATTCGGTGCACTGCTTTGCCCTCTCTGCCCATACGTTGTGCGGTCCTGCCGCTCTGATCCAACGCATTGCCAGCCTGCGCACTAGCTCTTGGTTATCATCTGGTAATTGCTTTGTTAAACCGTAAGCCATGAATCTTTCCTTGATTTTCCTAAGTTTCTAAGACCAGCATTCAATCCATAGCCGTGCGCCTTGGCCGGAAGCTTCTTCGGTATCTCAATCAGGCCCATTTCCTCAAGGTCCACGATACGCGCCAGATCATCTAGCATATCATCATGTGACAAAACAGGGAAGGCCGTGTATTCCTGCTCAATGAAATCCTTGACGAGATCGCGGCTATGGCCCTGATAGTCTGGCTTATAGCACGATGTCGGTAGGATAATCCTGCTCTTTGAAACACCATCGCCGCCCTCGTCAACTGGCACAAATCCGTTTTCAAACATGGGCACAAGACGCAGAATACGGTGCGTTTTGGGCATTGAACCACCAAGCGGCACGATATTAAAATCATAAAGCTCTTGCTCCTGAACATACTTGATATGTTCGATATCGGCCTGCATCCCGTATTCCTCATACGCGACAAGGTGCGGTTCCCAATGCCTGTGTAGCTCCATAAGCGTAGAGCACCGGCCTGAGAGACTAAGGCGATCACGCACGATATCGAGAACGCGGTATTTCTTATCCTCGCCGTGCCCGATAACCCACATTGTAGTGTAATCGTTGCCTTTGCGCTGCTTTGAGCCCGCTGGGTCAACAATAATGAACCGCCAGAGTGATCTCATGGCCCCCGAAAAATCCACATCGCCATGGGCCAGCCACCTCTTGTCGAATCCCATAGCCTTATCGGCAGTTGGATCAAGTAACATCTGCGAGGAGAACACATACGGGCCTTGGTTTCTGCGCTTCTTGGCCAAGTCCTCGCGGGTCATAAGCACGGGCTCGCCGTTTTCCGTGCCGTCTATGGTTGCCGGATGAATGCGCGGAGTGGCCACCTTGTCGTCGATCATGACGCGGTAATCATCGAACAGGTGGTATCTCGTACCGAGATAGCGCACCCATCCACCGGAAGCGCCGAGGTTATCACTCATTTGGCGTGCCTTGGTGGTCTTGGAGATCTGATCAGGCGTGTTTACGCTCTCCATTGTCACAACATCATCGTACACACGGCCCTTGAAGTGGCGAGATGTGGGCTGTCCATCAACCAAACCATGCGCCTCAATCGTAGCTTCCTTGGGATTGCTCTTGCGTTTGATGATGATTCCGGTGTCTTCAGACCATTTCGGGGCATCCGACTTGGGGTTCTCATAGAAAATATCGGGCCATAGGCGCGGCAGATCCTCATTCATTTCAAATTCTGATTTGATCTGGCCTAGAAACTTCTTCGCAATGGGCTTGGTATGGCTGAAGATGGCAATGGTCAGCTCTGGGTCGTTGATCAGATCAAAGATTGTCAGGCCAAATGTGATTACTGTTGAGTTGTGCGTTGGCACAAGATTCCTCCCAACAAGATATACGCCATCTTCTGCATCGACCTGTATGCAAGATGTCTCAACCGTTTCCACCTGTTCGACGGAAACAATGTATCTCCTCGGTGATTTTCTTGCGCCTTTTTTGCAGCGTAATAGCTTTCTTTTAATTCTAAACGGATTGTCAGCCTCATAAGCTTGAAACGCCACCTGCCAATACGGCTTTTTGTCGCCCTCATAGCGGTATGTACTTGGCTTTAACCCAAGGCTTTGGCACAGATCAAACACATCGTTGGCTAATTGCTCGCTCTGATTGCAGAATGTAGCAGTTCCTCGTGTGCTGCAATGCCCGCCGCTATCCATCAGTCCTTGCAAAAGCTCTCTGCGCTGCCTCTCGTTAGCCCAAGCATAGCCTCTGGGTATGTGCTTATTGTTTAAAGCGCCGATATCTCGCAAGAGTGGCCCGATACCGTAGACAGTTCTGGTCTGTGTGTCGTCTTTCCTTGCATTGTCCGATAGCTCGCACCCTAAATCTGAGATATAATCCCATATTTCATCATAAGCGCTTGTTATCCTTCCATCTGCTGAGATTCCATCACCAAGCCACAATCCCAAAACATAAGGCTCTATGGGAAGAATATGCTCAACATTCAGAAGAGGCGGAGCCACTGGAATTGACAGGCGTTTATCGGCCTTGTGATCCATACCAGCAATTTCGTGCGTCGGAAGGACCACCTTTTCCCTATAGACACGGCCTTTTCCTTTGCGTTTTCTCGTGTGCTTCTCGACCTCCCACAAGTGACCAGAGCCGCACACTGCCTCATAGCCATCATCGAACGTGATCCTGTAACATTGCGCGTCTGTGAATCGCTCACTCAGGGCCACAACCTTCACAGGACCGCCACTAGATCCATAAACCCAATCACCGACAACCAGATCGCCGTGCTTTTTCCATCCTGTTGGCGTTGCCACGGGTTCTTCAACATTAAAATCTTTATAGTGCTCTCTCGCCCATAGATCCAAGTGGTCGTTAGGGTCACGCTGAACCTCGCGGCAACGCTCGAAAAGCCAAGGATGCAGGATGTCTTTGCGGTTGAGGACGTTCACCAGCAGAAAGAATAGATCGTTTTCGGCTAAATGCCTCTTGGCATCCAGAACTTCCTCTTCGCCCTTCTCTTCAGCGGCCCCCAATATCTTGATGTAATAAATTATCGTGGATTTATAGCTGAGATCAAACCAAGGCGGGACGCTCATATTAATTTTCCTGCTCTAGTTTTTTCACCTCGTCGAGTATAGTTTTGAAAAACGGATCAGCTTCCTTGCCGTCTTTGTCGAGTTGCTGGCTTCGAACAGTCGAAACATCCCTATGGTCTTCTGGAAATCTATTCATCATTTGCTTGTTGTAGACTGCCGCTTGAAAGGTCATAGCATCCAATGAGTCCTGCCCTTTTGTTTCCCACCAATCCTGCGATAGCTGCCTTGCGCGTGTCATGGAGTCCAGAAAAATAGGGTATTTCTTTTCCCAATCGTACAGGGTTTGCTTCACAACACCCAGTCCTACAGCCATTTGCGTTACTGATTTCCCGAGCTTCCCGAGCTCTAGGACGGTTTCGCAGTGAGCCTCCCGGTAATCGGTTGGCCTTCCCACTGGATTTTTTGTTTCATCGGTCATGTTGCAATATTAACCTGATGCTCTACGGAATTGCAAGTCAGTGATTAGGGCATAAAAAAAGACCAGGAATTTTCCCGGCCTTTTTGAATTCATAATTTTATTGGTTTTTAGGTTGTGCCGGTAGTAATTCCGCCATCTGCGTTGGTTTGTCCGTTACAGTACCATTTCGTACCATCGCTTGTACAATCAATGTAATCGCCTTCGACTGAGGTTCCGCCGATGAACGTGACGACATCTGCGTTGATGTCATACGGTCCGTCGCTACTGGTATCAACTTCGAGCTCGCTTACTAAAATAACGATGATATCGGCTCCGCCGTTGGTGACTACGGTATAATTTGCACCGGAAGGCGCTGCCTTGACTACGAATTTAAAACTGCATCCTGCGGTTGGCGCAGGGAGTGCGGTTGCAAATTCTGTAGCGCTGTTCAACATCAGGGTTTTTCCACATTCAGCCGTAAGCAGTGTATTTGCTTCGGTTGTGTCTTCGAAAAGATTTGCTGAGAAGTTCGCGCAGTCCACGTATCGCGCTGTTCCGTTTGTGACATCATCGACGAGAACGCGGCATGTTATGCCGTTTGTGTCTGTGCCCAGAACGAGCGGCGTTGATTCGTTTGGATTGAGAATGTTGTGATCGTACCCAGCGAGCACCACTGCCGAGAAAGATCCAGCGAGGAAAATGGCTGTTAACGCCAGTAAGAAAAGTTTTTTCATTGTGGTCCCCACGGTTGATTACTAAATTAGAAAAACTACGATACCCCAAAAAATTATGCGGCGCAAGTTGGAAGTTTCAATGCTTGGTTGCTTCTGCCGAACATAGCTCAGATACACCTGCGTCCCATATACCGGAGCAGGTATCAAGAAAAAGCTCTTTGGACAGGCTATCACTTGATTTGGTTATGCTCGCGGCGAGCAGGATTAGGCCAAGGACACAAATGCCCTCGTTCACAGCCTCTCTCTTCAAAAAACGTAATACTTTTTCCGCGATCCTTATTGCTTCGAGTTTAGTTTCTGTCTCTATTTTTTCGTCGTTCATGGTGGATATCCTGTGGTTGGTTAATAAAAATTTACTCTGCGCCGATAAGCTTTTTGTGTGATCTCACGAAGGCTATTTTTAAATCCCGCTGCTGTTCCGGGGTTTGCCGGTTCCAGTGAGAATAATCTTGTGGTGTCCGCTTTTTTGCCTCTTTTTCAGTTTCAGGCGTGAGGTTTGCCTTCATTCTGGTCATAAATTCTTTTAGCTCTTCGCGCTGATGATCGGTGAGAACTTCGATTGGTTCCTCCTCGATTTTCTTCGGCTTTGGTGCAGGGTGATGGATTTCCAGTCTCTTCGGAAGGTTGTGGTAATCGTTTGTCATGATATTTTCCTAATGCTGTTTTGTGCAATTTGTTTAATTTGTTTAATTTCTTCGTTTTGAATTTCGAAATCTTCTCGTCCTTGGGATTCCTGCTTATCGAACGCTTGAATAACGTCGTATGCGTCGGTGTAAGCATCGAATCGGTTGTTTACCTTCTGCCATTCCTTCGCTGCGATGTATTCCGTTTGCGTGGTCTTTGGAGATTTCGGGCTTAGAATTTTGTAAATATTTGCTGGCCTTGGCATGTCTGTTTCTGTTTTCATGAATTGTTTCAAGCCATACAGTATTTGTTCGATTGTGAAATCTTCTTCTAGGACAAACCGCCACCCCTGCATCCTGCATGCAAGATCGAGCGGTTCTTTGTACGTAGCTTGTGTTTTGTACGCGAAAGTGAGGGCTGTAGAAAGTTGGTCAATGCCGTGGTCTGGCCAAAAATTCTGAGAGCTCTTGGTCTGCGTTTCCTTTTGATTGTCCATGATTATTTCCTTTCGTTGAATAGTCTGTAGTCCATCTATCGTCGTTGAGCCAAGCTGCTGCACCCTTGGCAAATCCTGATTTAACCTCTTCCGAAGCGAGGTAATCACAAAGCCCTGCGTGTATCTGATCCTCGGTAGCTCTTTTCAGGGCGGAATTGTATGCCGTTCGGGTGTTTGCCATTCCGCCTTTTCTTTGTGTTGGGAATTGTTTCCAAAAATCATCGAAGCGGTTTTTTTTGGAAGATACGTTAGTATCTTCTTTTACTATCTCTGTCTTTGTCTCTGTCTCTGTCTCTGTCTCTGTGGTAGCATCTTGATAGCAGGGTGCTAGCAGGTCGCTAGCGCCTTCATCCATATGCTCAATAAAACCGTGCTTTATCAACTCCCTAACACATTGAATGACAATTTTTTCATCCATATGCGCCCGAAAGGCAAGCTCCTCTACATCATCTGTCAGTAAACCGCTTTTGGGGTCTTTGTGCTCACATGCAACAATCCAGATGCATATTGCTAGCGCCTTGCTATCACTGGTCAGCTTATGCCATTTAAAATTACTGAGCAGTTCAACATGAAGCTTTAACCACGGAGGTCTTCGGTCTTTATAGTGCTGAAACTCGTCCCAACCCTTAACTCTCAACATAGCTTTTATCCTTATCTTTTGCCGCCTCGATTAACAAATTCAATTCAACGGAAATGGGCCTGTGGTTCTTTCTTGATATAAAATCAAGCCAAGCTCTATTTGGGGGATCTGGAGTAAACGTGTATTGAGTTGCGCCATCTTTGCGCTTGTATTGTTTTTTCATATAATCCTCATTATTCAATTGTATTGTTTTTTCATATAATCCTCATTATTCAATGTTATCGAATCATGGGGTATATATGGGGTATAGTCAATGGGTATTTTATGAAATTATGCGCTTTCGGCTAGAAAGGCTTTTTCAATGATGTCTACCGTCTTTTGTGACGGGACAACACTTAAGTCTCTTGCTGCCTTGCCCCTGTTGCACTCGAAACATGATGTTATAAGGTTGTGCGTTTGATTGTCACCGCCTTTTGAAACGGGGACGATGTGGTCAATATCCAAAACAATCTTTGGTGGGTGGATCCCGCAATATTGGCAGACAAACTGATCGCGCTTAAATATCTCAAAGCGCTTCGAGTTTCCTATGCCCTTTCTTTTCTTAGGCATTTAAACCCCCAGATCGCGCAGTTTATTCTCTATCATGTCGTAGCGATTTATTGACGGGTTTTTATTGCCGCTTAAATATTCAGACATGAGCGACTGTGACACACCGACCTTTTCGGAAAAGCTCCTCGCGGTATAACCGGCTTTAACTATCCGCCAGCGCCATGACTCTATTGTTTCACGTGCATTCATATGTTTTTCCTCTCAAGGCTTGTAAACTACGTCCACTTATAGTGTATATAAAATTTCCCTTCAAGAGAAAAATAATTTTAAAGTTGTTGACCTGTGCTTTTTTTGTGCTAATGTCTCATTAATGAACTTAAAAGGAATGAAAAAATGCCAAACAATGAATACCCTGATCCAACGTCACTAAGGCAACACGTAATCGGCTGTGAAGAGGCAGAGAAATACTTGATCAACCAGCGCATCAAAAGAGGTAAGCAGGCCATTACGACACTTTTCGTTATATCTTGCGTGTTCTCCGCCTGCTTGATCTGCGGTGCGATATGACGCGCACGCCCTTTGTGAAACAGAAATCCGGCAAATGGTCACTGTTTTTAATATCGCATAAACCCATTGAATGGGGGCACCGCTTTGATTCCGGGATTGGATACCGGGTTTTCATTAAATTCCAAGATAGTTTGATGACCAATACATTTTTGGATCATCAGGCGGCAAAAATGGCCCGGTTGATGCGGGCCAAGAAATCCGGGGCATCTGATGAAGAACTGG